TTTTTTTCCTTGGAGGGAGCCGACCAGACTTTTTCTTAAAAGTCAAGGCCGCGTTCCACGGACTTCCGAGATGAACCTTTTTTTCTTCCTCCGCCGCGCGCATGCACAAGGCCGACCGGCCGGACAACGAGGGACGCGTTGTTTCCGCACCTCCAATAGAATGCCTCCTGTATGGCACCGCTTCCTGCATGTCCTGCAGGACGGCACCCACACCTCTCAACGGAAGCCAACGAACCACCAACATGAAAGCCTCGCGACTTACCACCGTACTTGAAAACCTTCTCGACCAGCCCTGGGCCGCTTTCATCTGGGGCGCCCCCGGCATCGGCAAGAGCTCGATCGTGCGCCAGATCGCCGAGCGCCGCCGCATGCCGCTCATCGACATCCGCGCCTCCCTGCTCGATCCGACCGACCTGCGCGGCATTCCGATGATCCAGGACGGCACGGCCGTCTGGTGCCCGCCGTCCTTCCTGCCGAAGAAGTCCGACAAGCCCGGCATTCTCTTCCTCGACGAGATCAACGCCGCGCCTCCTCTCGTGCAGGCCGCGCTCTATCAGCTCATTCTCGACCGCAGGGTCGGCGAATACGAACTTCCCGAAGGCTGGCGCATCATTGCGGCAGGCAATCGCCGCGAGGACAAGGCGGTGACCTTCAGGCTCTCGAGCGCGCTCGCCAACCGCTTCATCCACCTCAATCTTGAGGTCGACCCCGATGACTGGCACGCCTGGGCCACCAACCGCGGCATCATCCCCGAAGTCACCGCCTTCCTCAAGTACCGCCCGCAGCTGCTGCAGGCTGCGTCCGAGGACGAGCAGGCTTTTGCGACGCCCCGCAGCTGGGAGATGGTGAGCGACGTGGTGGCGAAGTTCGGCAGCCCTGCCAAAGCCCGCGACGTGATCCCCGGCATCGTCGGGACCGGCCCCGCCGTCGAGTTCCTGACCTTTGCAAAGAAAGCCGTGCTGCGCAAGGAAATCGACGCTATCATCGCCGACCCCGCCGGCGCGACGATCCCCACCGAGCTTGACCGCCTGTGGGTGCTCGTGTCCTTCCTCGTGGCAGGCGCCCAAAACGACGGCATCCTCAAGATCGTGCCCACGCTGCTGCCCCGCCTGCCCGTGGAGTTCAGCATCGTGCTTCTGCGCGACCTGATCCGGTGCAGGCCCCAGATCGTGCAGGAAAAGGGCGTCAGCGACTTCCTCAAGACCAACAAGGTCATGCTGTTCTAAGGAGGGCGCATGGCCATCTCGACGCAGACGCGCATCACACGCGCGCGCATTCAGCTCTGCATGCGAAAGCCCTATCTGTCGACGGCACTGATGCGCTTCCCGCTCGTTCAGGCGGACGGCATCATTGAGACCATCTGCACTGACGGCTACCACATCTTCTGGAGCGAAAGCTTCATCGACTCGCTCACCGACGCCGAACTCAGGGGCGTGCTCGCGCACGAGCTCATGCACGTCATCACGCAGAGCGCCGACCGCAGGCAGGAACGCGACAAGCACCTCTGGAACCTTGCGACCGACTACGCCATCAACCAGGTGCTCGTCAGCTGCGGCTTCAGGCTTCCCGGGGGTGCCCTCCTCTCCCCGCTCTACCGGGACTTGAGCGCAGAACGGATCTACGAGCTCCTCGAGCACAAGGGAAGCGACAATCCGCCGCCTCTGCATTCGGGCGGCTCCCAAGGCCAGAACAAGCAGCGGAAGGATTCCCGGGGCCGGAACAAGCAGCGGGAGGATTCCGATGAATGCGTTCTGAAGGACGTCGGAGAAGACGTCCTCGATCCGAACAGCCCCGAGGCAACCCGCCTGAGGACGCTCACGGGCATCGAGATGCCCGACGAGCAGGAGGTCGACGAGGCCGTCGAGGCGACCCGTCTCGAAACCCTCAAGGCGCTCAGGTCGGCGGGCATCACGGGCGGCAGCCTCGAGAGTCTTCTGCAGGGCTCCAAGATCTCCCGCATCGACTGGCGAACGCTTCTCGCGGAGTGGATGTACGACCGCATCCGCGACGACTGGAGCACGTGGCCGCCTTCGAAAAAGCACATCTGCCGCGGCCTCTACCTTCCCAGCCCGGGCAGGCCCGCACCGATCAAGCTCGTGATGTTCGTCGATACCTCGGGTTCGATGTCCGACGAGAGCCTTGAGCGCATCTTCGGTGAAATCAGAACCTTCCGCGAGACCTTCCCCACGCCCTTCGTGATCATTCAGGCCGACGCCGGCATTCAGAGCGTCGACGAATACGACGCCTACGAGGACTTCAACTTCGAAAAGGTGAAGATCCATGGACGCGGCGGCACCGAATTCATCTCAGGCTACAATTGGATCGAGGAGCACTTCGACTCGGAACCCGTCGCCATCATCCACGCCACCGACGGCTGGGGCAAGTTTCCCCGGTTCAGCAGGGATCCCGTCGTCTTCCTCATTCCGAAGGAGGTGGAGGAGAGATCCGATCTCAGGCAGTTCCCCGAATGGGGCCGAAAAATCATTCTCTGACGACGCTCGACCGGTTCAGGGCCAAGCGCACGGAGCGCAGCTCTCGAGAGTGGCGCTCCATGCCCGGACGCCCCTGACCGCACCCGAGGACACGTTCCCATCAACCCAAGTCAGGTCAATACGCCATGCTGGTTCCTCCTCTATCCAACGAAAGCCGGACCCGAAACGACTCGCCCGTTCCCGAGCGGCTCTTCGAGCTTTCCAACCTTCTCAAGCGGACGCTGTCGCCCGCAGACCACGCGTTTGCGCTTCGCGCGGCGCTTGAAGCGCATGCCATGGGCGCGGACGAATCCGCCGTCGTCGCCACGGCCGCCGCCTGCGGCCTTGACCGTGCGGGCGAGGCGCTCGAACCTCTTCTCACGCTTGAGGAGCTCGCCGCCGCCTCACGCATTTCGGTGGGTCTTCTCAACGTGCGCGCCGTCGCACATTCCTCCGACGCCGTGGCCGACGGAATGCTGGCACTCGCCCGCGTCCGCATCCGCGAGCTTCTGGACGACGCACGCCTTCACAGCGGCCCCGACGACGCCGCGCTCGAAGCGCCCGACGAATACGTCGAGCCGTTCCACGACATTCTTCTGGCGACAGCCGGCCGTCCGGGCGCAGCCGCCCTGAGGGACGCCCTTCATGCCTGGGTCGGCATGCTCGGGATCGAGCCCGCGTGGATGCAGGAGGAACGCCCCGCCTACTGGGTGATCGGACTGCCGGGCGACCGCAACCTCGAGCTCTTCGCCGACGTCTTCCGCAGGCTCGGCTTCCTTTTCGGCAAGATGCTGGGCGACAAGGGCCCCGCAGGCCTCAAGCCCGTTCAGGGCCGCCACGTCCTCACGGTGAGCGCCCCGATCTCGAAGGCCGACTTCCTTCGACGCCTCATGACCAGCATCGCCGCCCGCCATCCGGCCCTCTTCGTGCGCGCCATGGACCGCACCCGCGAAGGACGAGGACTCGTCTGGGAGCGCCCGCGCGGCGACATCTGCGACAAGGGCGCCGCCTTCAGGCGCATCGAGATCTTCTCCTGCCAGGACGTCGATCCCCTGCCCGCCGTTCTCGAGGCCTTCGGACTCAACCCATAAAATTCCGAATATCGGGCGACGCAAAGCCCGCCCCCAGCCTCTCTCAACAACCACCATAGATTTTTTTATACATCCTTGCACGGTGGCGCCCAAAAGTGCGCCTCCCTCGTCACCCTCCTGCTTTTCCTCACAAGCCACTGAACATCAGGCATTTCGAAACATTTGAATTTCGTCTTACGCCCTTGGTACTAGTTCCAATGAAGTCCAAAAACACCCCCTTCGGTCAATGACAGCAAGAAAAATTCCTCATAAACTGAATTCACATCTCGGTTATTGAGAACTATTTCGTTTTAGACGTTGCCTATTGATAGAAGGCATCCGAGCAGTTCCGCCGACTCCTTGAACGAACTTGCCCATGGAGGCTCCTAAAATGCAATACATTGACGCCAAGTACGATCTGCTCATCAACGGCGAATGGGTTCCCGCCGAAGGCGGCGAAACCTTCGAGACGTTCAATCCCGCCAACGGCGAGAAGCTCGCCGACTGCGCCAACGCCTCTCCCGCCGACATCGACCGTGCCGTCGCCGCCGCCCGCGCCGCCTTCCCCGCCTGGGCCGCCAAGTCCCCGCAGGAGCGCGCCGCCCTTCTTCTGAAGGTCGCCGATCTCATCGATGAAAACGCCGCCCGTCTCGCCATGGTCGAAACGCTCGACAACGGCAAGCCGATCCGCGAAACCACGCTCGTCGACGTTCCGCTCTCCTCCGACCACTTCCGCTACTTCACCGGTTGCCTGCGCGCCGAAGAGGGCTCCGCCGTCATGATCGACGAAAACACGATGAGCATCGTGCTGCACGAGCCCATCGGCGTCGTCGGCCAGATCATTCCGTGGAACTTCCCGCTCCTGATGGGCGCCTGGAAGATCGCGCCGGCCCTCGCCGCGGGCAACACGCTCGTGATCAAGTCCTCCTCGACGACGCCGCTTTCGCTCTTCGAGCTCGGCAAGTTCCTCAACCAGGTGCTCCCCGCCGGCGTCGTCAACATCGTCTCCGGCCGCGGCGCCCGCACGGGGCAGGCCATGCTTGACCACCCGGGCTTCGACAAGCTCGCCTTCACGGGCTCGACCGAAGTCGGCTACAGCGTCGCCGAAGCGGCCGCCAAGCGCCTGATTCCGAGCACGCTCGAGCTCGGCGGCAAGTCCGCCAACATCATCTTCGACGACGCCCAGCTCGACAAGGCGATCGAAGGCGCCCAGATCGGCATCCTCTTCAACCAGGGTCAGGTCTGCTGCGCGGGCTCCCGCATCTTCGTGCAGGAAGGCATCTACGACAAGTTCGTGGGCGAACTCACCGAGGCCTTCAAGAAGATCAAGGTGGGCGATCCCACCGACATGTCGACCCAGATGGGCGCCCAGATCAACGAACGCCAGCTCTCCAAGATCCTCGGCTGCGTCGAGGAAGGCGTCAGCGAGGGTGCGCGCGTCCTCGTGGGCGGCGCCCGCGCCTCTGAAAAGGGTGCGTTCATGCAGCCGACGCTCCTCGTCGACGTCACCAACGACATGAAGGTCGCCCGTGAGGAGATCTTCGGCCCGGTCGCCGTCGTCATCAAGTTCAAGACCGAAGAGGAAGTCGTCCGCATGGCCAACGACAGCGACTACGGCCTCGGCGGCGCCGTCTGGACCCGCGACATCAACCGCGCCATGCGCGTCGCCCGCGACGTCCGCACGGGCCGCATGTGGATCAACACCTACAACGAGCTGCCCGCGCACACCCCGTTCGGCGGCTACAAGAAGTCCGGCATCGGCCGCGAGACCCACAAGATGATGCTCGCCCACTACAGCCAGGTGAAGAACATCTACCTCTCGCTCAACGAACAGAAGCGCGGCTTCTACTAACAGGGCGCAGGAGGTCCGGACCTCCGCTCCCAGATCCCGTCTCCGCCTGAAGGGGCCGGCGCGAAAGCGCCGGCCCCTTCTTCATGCCCGTCCTCATTCTCAGCCTCTGGCATCCACTGGGTTGATGCTCCCCTCCCAATCCCATGTCATTAGGGATTGGAAGGGGATTCTGGGGGCCGTGGCCCCCATTCTAGTCACTGTCCAATACGGACTGTGACGGGCTGCATCAAACAGCCCTTATCGGTTTCGACAAGCTTTTTGAGCCAGTCATCACCGAATTCTTTTCTGCCAATGTTCAAGCATCCGTTGACATCAGAGTTGATAACTTGACCGTTCGATCGGAAAAACAGTCCTCGCACTCGCCTGCCCGTGCTAAGAACCTGATTCGCATTCTTATCGCCGTAATTCGGCAATGGATCGAAGTCAAGCGCAGACTGACGCGAGGTGTAGCTTTCCTCACGAACAATCACCTTGATGCCGTACTCCTCCGCCTTGTAGCGAATCATATGGATCAAGCGATTGAACGGAATGCTCACAAAATTTTGATTGTTGACCTTGCCAAGGTTGACGTTCTGCTTCCACCCGTCGTTATGCCCGATGACAACGGTTCCCAAGTCATGTTGAAGGCAAAACTTCACAACGAAGCGGGAAACCTTGTGCAGGTTGTCATTGATGCGGCAAATGCGCTTCATGACCTTGGAGCGACGATGCGCTTGCTTTCCATGAGTCTGAAGACTTGCGGCGTCCTTGTTGTACTTGGCGTTGATGCTTTTCAACATGCCACCTTTGACAACCACGGGATGAATCCCGCTGATCGTCGAAGCAAGAGGGGAGTGTCAGGATTTCTGTGTCTGGGGAGGTTATTCCAGGGGCAGCCCAACGAGGCTGCCCTTTGTATTTGAGATGCAGTATGCCAGACCTGATGCGATAGCGGGGGCTAAGGTGGAGGGGCCCGCGCGGAGCGCGGGAGGATCCTCCTTAGCCCCCGCTATCGCGCGCCGCGAAGCGGCTGGCGCGTTAGCGCGAGAGGTCTAATCATATCCCTTCCTTACTCCATGGCACCTGTAAAGCGCTCACCAAACAGCAGAGCGAACTGGGGCATGGCAGCAGCCCACTTGGGCGTAGCACGCTTCCAGGAGGCCGTGAAATTCATGATGGCCAGGTAAATCAGCTTCTTGGCAGCGTCCTCATTGGGGAACAGAGTGCGCGTCTTGATCACCTTCCTGATAGCACGGTTGAGCCCTTCAATCGCATTGGTCGTATAGATCAGCGTACGGATCTCAGGAGGAAACTGGAAGAACGGGATTACCTGTGCCCAGGCGCGTTCCCAGATCTGGATGATGGCAGGGTACTTCTTGCCCATGGCCGTGCTCCCAAAGCGCTCCAGAGCGCGTTCTGCAGCGTCGGCATCCACTGCCTGATAGATGGGCTTAAGCTCCTTGCACACGGCCGCCCTGTCTTTATGAGAGACGAATGACGTGGATGCGCGGATAAGGTGGACGATGCAGGTCTGATGGAGGGTCTGCGGATAGACGGTTTCAAGAGCTTCCGTCATGCCCTTCAGGCCATCCGTAACGGCGATGAGGATGTCCTCAACACCTCGGGCCTTGAGCCCGTTGAACACGGTTGCCCAGAAGCTTGCACCCTCGTTCTCGGCGATCCACATGCCCAGAACCTCACGCGTACCGTCTGTTCGCACGCCAATCCCGAGATGAACGGCCATGTTCTTCACGGCTGCGCCACTGCGGATTTTGACTCGGATCGCATCGAAAAAGGCGACGGGGTACACACTTTCGAGCGGGCGGTTCTGCCACTCCTGCACGTCCTCAAGCACCCTGTCGGTGACCTTGCTAACGTAGTCGGGGCTGATGTCCACACCGTAGAGGTTGTCGATGAACGCCTGGATGTCGCGGGTGCTCATGCCCCGGGCGTACATGGCGATGATCTGCTCGTCCATCTTGCCGAACGACCGGCTGTGCTTGGGCACGATGATAGGGTCGAAAGTGTTCCGGCGATCACGAGGGACGCTCAGCGGCAGAGGACCGAACTCGGTCTTGAGGGTCTTGTGGCTAAAGCCGTTGCGCTTGTTGGGGACAAGGGAAAGCTCGTCAGCATCAACTTCTTCAGGAGGCGTTTCGGTGGGCTGACAGCCGGTGAGATGGGCATCCATTTCTCCCTGCAGCATGGCTTCGACAAAGCGTTGGGAGAAGGTACGTACGGCCTCGGAGAAGGCTTCGGCTCCTAGGGGGCGGCCCGATGCTCGAAGCTCGGAAACGTACTGCTCGATGTGGCTATCGAGGGGGTTGGTGGACTTCTTACGAGAATTGCGTTTGGTGTTCGTGTTCATTGGATGCACCCGTTTGGCGGGCTCCGATTATCCCATGGACACAAAATTTCTGACGCTCTCTTTCCGACCGAAAGACCGTCTACATTGCACAGAAGCGCAATTCTCTGCCCCCTGTCGAAATCGGCAATGTAATCGGATTGCTCTTCCTGTTTTGCGAATGTCGCGGTAGGCGTCACAACCCTTTGCGGACTTGAGAAAACAACCATTGCGGTATTGAAGCTGTTAACGCGAACCTCATCAATTCGCCCCTCAATCAAAACCTGTTTGCCCTTGTACTTTTTGTTTGCACGAAGTTCGTTACTCTGAAACTCGCGCTCAATTACGTCGACGTCTTGGTAGATTGGGTTTGTACCTCCGGCGGCTATTGCAAACGTTGCCGCCTGGTCCACGTTGTACGCGCCATTGATGTCGTCTCGCACAATGGTGTTAAAAACGTCCTTTTCGGTTTGCGTCAATCCCGCGAATGCCGAGGCGCAAAACAAACTGGCCACAAAAGCCGTAACGGTTTTTCTCATTTTGGTTTAATCCTATGAAAGACTCATAACGAATGTTTTTGAGTCCTTCAAGGATCGCACCTCGCGCCCGCTTCTCGCATTGGCGTTTCCACCAATTGACGAGTTGCTTGTGTTACTGGTTCTGCTGAACGGGCTTGCCGTCAGAACCGACGGGAACGTAAATGACCTGCGGTTGCTGAGGAGCCTGTACCGGCTGCTTCGGTTCGTCGTCCTTCGTCATGGAGTCGTAAATGGCATTGCCCGCCATAGAACCCGCCGTCGAGCCGACAGCCGAACCCATGACAGTCGACCAGAAGCCGCCACCCGAAGAGGTGGTGTTTTGATGAACGGTCTGGTTCACGACGGTAGTGTTTTTCTTCACGACAGTCGTGCGATTCGGGACTGATCTGACAGCAGACGGGCGCGAGAAAGAGCGTCCGCCGAAACCGCGACCACCACGAGCATCTGCGGCGGTAGAGATGAAGAATGCAGCCACAACAGCCGCCAAGAGAATCTTTTTCATGCGTTCAACGCGATTGAGGCGGCAATCCCTGTCGAAAGCAAAGAATGTGGTGGGTAAAGGGGTCACGCGATCGGAAACATGCGAAACGATCACGTCATGTCGAGACCGCCCCACCCGCAAAAGGGGTATAAAAAAGCTCGAACCTTTCGATCCGAGCTTTATTTTCGCTAGATACGACTCTGTCTCCCGACAGGGATTAAAGCCGCACACGACTCGCCTCCGACTGAGGCCAAAAATACTTCATTGCACATTATACGACTCTTTTCTCGCGGATGCAATCGAAGATTCGTTTTAGTTCGCAAACTGCGGCGTAGTGGTGGAAGCGGAAGGTATTGCGCCCGAGGTGCAGGCGCTGTTCGATGTCCTCGGGTTCGAGATGCTCGAAGTAGCGTGCGCGGATGACGGCCTTGGCGATCATCGGGAGCTCGGAGGACGCGAAGGCGGTATCGAGGTCGTCGGCGACCTGTTCATTGGCTCGAAGTTCCTCGGCGCTCGGGGTGATGCGCGGTTGGCGCTTCTCGGCGAAGGGGTTAGCCTCCTCTTCCGCGTCCGGGGATCCCTGCGCGAGGCGCATCATCTGCATGATGACGAACGTCGGGGACTTGACCGTAGGGATGCGGCCCTTGCGGCGCAGACTCGCCCAGAGGCGCAGCAGACGGAAGAATTCTTTTTCGATGATTACCATAGGTTGCTCGGCTCAAAGGTTTCATACTCCCACCCGCCGCCGTCTTTCTTGCGGCGCGGGTAGACCACGATCAGGGTCGCCCACTGGTTGAGCTGTGCGCACATCTTGCACTTCGCCTTGGCGTCGTCTCGGAAGATGGCGCGGCTTCCCTTGACCTCATGGAATTCGATCGAGCCGTCTGGCTTGAGCACGAAGAAGTCGGGCGTGTATCGGAGGTCTTGCGCGAGCTTGAGGGTAATCGCTTCGAAGCGGAAGTCAAGGACTTCGCCTGCGGCCTTGAGTGCGCGGAGGTGGTCGCGGTACGCGGTCTCGGTCTTGTTCATCTGCCCGGGCTTGAGTCGACCCAGTGCGAGCAATGTGTTCGCTCTCATCCCCTGATGCCTCGCTTGCTGAAGATGCGGAAGGCCTCGTAGCTGTCACGCCCGAAGCCGTTGAAGAACAGCGGGAACTTCTTCCCGTTGCGCGGGTTGGTTTCGTCGTATGTCCACGCCTCGAGGTTCGAGGACGGGATGGCGACCTTGTAGAGCGGGATGTAGCAAAAGGACTCGTTGGCGAGGTAGCCGTAGAAGTCGATGCCGTGGCGGATCTTCATGCGGCCCGTGTCGGTGAGGGCCTCGCACTCGCGGAAGTGGAGTCGGCAGCGGCGACCGACCTCGGGGAGGTTCGGGCGGGACTTCTTCGGGTTGATGACGGTATGCCAAGCGTCGGCAATCCTGGTCGTCGGAATCATCGGTTTTGCTCCTGTTGGTCTTTTCTTGCTTTGAGAATCCCCACCGCCTTGATGCGGAGGTCTATTCGCTCCTGTGGCGCTCGTTCGTAGAACGCGCACGGGGGGCGTAGTTCGGTAATGGCCTGAAGGACGTTCCACCGCCCTCCCTTGTGCCCGACCGCGTCGCAGTAGCCCTTTTCCTCTGCGAAGAGCCACCGGGGGGTGCGGTCGGATCCCGCGAGGTAGGCGCAGTCGATGCATCGGATGGTGTTGATGAATCGGTCGCCGAAGAGCGGACGCGGTTCCTTCGGGCCGGTCGGCTCTTCCTCTTTCGGTCGTTTCCACCTCATCGGTCCGCCTCGAAGAAGTTGAGGAGGAGGACGAAGGGCAGTGCGACGATGGCAGCGATGGCGGCGACGGCGATCACCACTGGGCAGGCAGCGAGGAGGAAGAACAGCGCCACGACGTTCACGATGACGAAGAACGGAGCGAGGAGTGCGGAGAACAGGTCTTTCATGGTTCGTAGTTGTGGGTTACTGGGGGTTGTAGCCGCCGTTTTGCAGGATGTGCGCCACGGCGTCACGGTGGAGAAGGCGCGCGTCGGCAAAGGTTGGGAGCTTCCATGACGCGACGGGTCGACCGAAGCGCACGCAGGAGACGGGGGCGAACCACCGCCCGGGCTTGATCGACGTGGTGACTTCGCCCTCGAAGTCGGTGCTGTGAACCTCCCAGAAGTCCCCTCCCTCGACCACGATGGCGGTCTTGAGTTCGTCGGCGGCGTCCGTGGTGCTGACGATGAAAGCTGTGCTCATGGGTTGAATGCTCCTCGTTGGATGGAACCTACGGCGGCGTCATGGACGGCCATGCCGTGAGCTGCATCCCTGCTGTAGCGGACTGCTATGGTGCGCTCGCGCTCGAGCTCGGCGGTGTACCAACGCAGGCCCTCGCGGTCATCGTCGGGACAGGGCTTCGGGAGCAGGCGGTAGGTGACTTTGGTGACGTACTGGCCGCGTCGACCCGAGAAGTCGGGGCGGGAATGCACGCAGAATTCGCGACGGCGGTCGAGACTGAGGAGCCAGGTCGTCTTGCCTCGGCGTTCCTTGATCTCGCGCACGATCTCCGCTCCCGTGGTTTCATCGGACATGGGGCGCACCTCTCTGCACGGCCTGCTCGACGAGTGACTCATGGTGGGTGAAGGCAAGGGAGCGCTCCGCGAACTTGTAGGCGCGGCAGTACTCGAACGTTGCCTGCGTGAGGTCGGTCGGGTCGTCGCCCAGACGGCCCTCGGCGTAGGTCGTGAGGTAGGCGGTCGAGCCGAAGAGGGGCATCGTGGTGATGCGGATCACCTTGCGTCCGAGGAACGTGTGCAGCGTGGTCGTGAGCGACATCGTGTGATGCGACTTGGAGACGACGCGGGCTTTGGTGTCGGGTTCACTCATTGCTTTCCTCCTTCTCCGGCAAGAGGCGGCACTTGCCGCATCGCTTTTTCAGTTCCCGGTTCCCGATGAAGAAGCCGAGGATGAAAATGACGAGCATGGCCAAAATGAGCTCGTCGAGCTGTTGCGTGGTCATTCGTGACACTCCTCGAAGTCCTCGTTCGTGAATTCCACGTCGAAGGCGTGGGCACTGGCCGAGTCGGTCTCGGGCACGGTGAGCGTGAAGCGGAAGCGCCCCTTGGCGTCCGAGCAGTAGCTCGAGCGGTAGTTGGCGATGTCAAGCGCACGGAAGACGGTGTACGCCCAGACCTCCTCGCGGACGTTGTGCTTGAGGAAGTCGTAGACAGAGGCGCAGGTTTTGAGGCGAAGCCCTTTCATTTCGCGTCCTCCTCGTCGGCGAGGTCGTCGTAGTGGACGGCGAAGGAGAACGCGGCCCCACTGATTGAGTGTTCGGCGGGAATGGTCACGGTCACGGAAAGGCGCAGACGGGGTTCGATTGTCTCGTAACGGTCGACGACGTACTGCTCGACCTCGCGGATGATCTGCTCGCAGGTTTCTGCGTCCAGTGCGTTGATTTCGATCAGGCGACGCAGCGGAGATTCGGGCGGGAGGTATTTCATGGGCTTGCTCCTCAGAAAAGTTTGGTCGGGTCGTTGGTTCGGTTGGCGGAGACGCGGCGGTCGCGTCCCGTCTTGAAGGTGAGTGCGTAGCCGGCATTGCGGACGCGGCTCATGATTCGCTCGGTGAGCAGTTCCTCGAGTTCGGCCTTGTCAAGGTTGGTGATGAAGATGGTCGGGCGACCGTTCTTGATCCTGCCGTCGATGATCTGGTACAGCACCTTGAGTTCGTCGTGGTTGCCCTTCTGCACGCCGACCTCGTCGAGGACAAGGCAGGAGACCATGCAGAGCTTCGCCATTGCGGCAATGCGGTCGACCTGCGCGTAGCGGTTCGTCATGACCTCGAGCAGGGAAGGGACGGTTACGTAGAACCCGGGGATGCCCTGCGCATCCAGTTCGTGCAGGATCGCGTAGGCGAGATGGCTCTTGCCGGTCCCAGGATTGCCGATGAAGATGAGGCCCTTGGCGTTGATTTCCCGCCACCCTTCCTGTTGCGCGTCGTGGGCGGTATCGCGTTCGGCCTCGCGGATGCTGAAGCGCTTGGCGAAGCGGGTCGCGACCATCAGGTTCTTTTCCTCCTCGGGGTTTTCGGGGTGATAGGTCTCGAGCGTCTTTCCCTCGAAGTCGGAGGGTCTTCCGAGGCCGAGCATCTTTCGCAGTTCGGCACAGCGTTCGCGTTCGCGGGTGGATGCCTCCTCGATGCGTGCCTGCTTCTCGAGCTCGAGCTTGCGGCACTTAGGGCAGTAGGGAACTTTCCACGTCCCATCCTTGAGTTGATAGGTCGTGTAGGTCATCTTTCCGTGAACAGGGCAGTCAAATTCAACGTCACGGCTTGCCGGAAGCATCGAAGCTGCGGCACTTGCCAACACAGCGTCGAGCTGTTGTGTCTGTGCCGATCGAGCGGCGATCTGGCGGGCTTCAGTAGCAGTCATGGTTTATCTCTCAAACGGGATCATCAGGGTCGTACACGCGGTCGCACTGGCGCTTCTCGCGGAAACCGCCATAGGCGGGGCGGTAGGACGGTGCGCGTTTCCTCGCATACTCTTCGGCGTTGGTTGCCCACGTTCTCCAAGCGGCGTACCAGTCGCAGTAGCGGTTGTCCTTGGAAAGGTGGAAGTCCACGAACTTCGTGAACTCGGCCTGCGCGTCTATGCTCGGGTGCTTCTGCCTCGCGTACTCGAGGTAGGCGGGCGGGATTGCGTCCCCAGAGGAGAACGGGCAGCTCGTCTTAGGCTTCGCTCTCGATTTCTTCGGCTTCGGAGCTACTGGTTCACAGAGAGCGTCCAAAGGCTCAACTGCCTGAAGCTGGCCTATAACTTCTTGGTTCTTTTCTTGGCTCTTTATTGGTTCGGGGTAAAGATCTTTACGGGGGCAAACTTCTTCACCGGGGTGAACTTCTTCGCGGGGGCTAATAGCTTCATTGGTTAATTTCTTGGTTAAATTCATGGTTACATCCCGATTTTCGGGATACCCCCTACCTGTTTTTTGGGATACCCCCACCCGATTTTCGGGATACCCGCACTCCAATTTTTGGGATACCGTATCCCGATTTTTGGAGGGGGTATCCTGATTTTTGGGATACCCCTCCTCGCCCTTCGAGCTCGACCATTCAGTGGCGTCGAACCCGATGAACGTGTATTCGGTGCGCAAGATCTGGCCAGTCTCATCGTCCCTGACCATCTTCCTGCTGATAAAGCCGCCGTCCTCGAGTCGGCGAATGGCCGACAAGACGGTGTCCGCTTTTTTGATTTCGAGGACACGGGCAATCTTTTTCAGGGACGGGAAGCAATCCCCCGTCTTCCTGTTGTGACAGAAGGCAAGCTCACGTAAGACGGCTTTGGCGGTCGAGTTGCCGACCGTCTGTTCCCTCGCCCATCTTTCCGCTTCGTAGCTCATGATTGCCTCAACGGTTGGTGCGAATCATCCGAACGACGTCGGCAGCGAACTGGCTGACCTCTTCGGGCTTGCAACCAGTAAGGCGGCAGAACTGCGCAAGGTAGTTGCGCGTGACGGAGTTGTTGGATACCCACCGCTTGACCGTCTGGCGGGAAATGCCAAGGTCGTCGGCGAGCTTTTGCTGAGTGCCGTAGCGGGCAATGGCATCTCGAACGGAAACTTTTTTCATGTGGAACCCCAATTCAAATTTATGGTACTACCATAGTACCATAACTGGTACCTCTGTGGTACCCTAGTCGCGTCTTTTGGTTGGTACTATCTGAGTACCAAAGGAGTCCCGCTATGTCTTTCCCTGCCCGCCTAAAAGCCCTGTTAGAAGACCGCAAAATTTCGATGCGTGAGCTTGGCCGCCGGATCGGCACGAGTCACGTCACCGTTGGAAAATGGCTGTCTGGCATCCAGATGCCGTCCGACGAGAACCTCGAGGCATTGGCCGAGTACTTCCATGTCACGCCCGCCTTCCTGAGGTTCGGCGATACGTCCCTGTTGCGCCCGCAGACCCTCGAACCCAATGAGGACGTCGTTTCGATCCCCGTGCTAGACGTCAGGGGGTCGTGCGGCTACGGCGGGGAGCTTGCCCAGACCATCCAGTTAGTCCAGATGCTCCGCGTGACCAAACAGTGGCTGCTGTCAAAGTCGACATCCTTCCTGAACTTCCAGACCCTCCACATCATCACCGCCGACGGCGACAGCATGGAACCGGGCATCAAGCGCGGCGACTTCGTCATCGTGGACACGTCCCAGAGCCGCTTCATTGCCGACGGTCTCTACGCCGTTCAGTACTCGAACGCCGTCTTCATCAAGCGCGTGCAGATCCATCCTGGGGGAAAGGTCGAGCTGATCTCAGACAACCCAAAGTACAGGCCGATCCAACTGGATACCTGCGAGTCCGTCGAAGTGATCGGCAGAGCCGTCCTCTGCTTTAACGTGCGCGAACTCTAGCGCCCGGCCACCCTCTCCCACCCTCAATCTCGCCTCGTGCGGGATTTTTTTTGCCCTCAAAAACGCTCGTTGATATAGATCAAATCGATCCGCATTTTTGGTAACCTCTGACTACCATTCTCGGTACTGCCGTGGTACCATAACAGTACCAAATAAGGAACGACACCCGTTCCACTTGGTACCCAAGCCGAAAGGCTCGGAAGAATGAAAATCCCGGTGCTTAGTTGCGTCGGGGACGGCTTGAGAACAGCCACTGCGAGAAGTGAAATTTGCCGCCGCAGGAAGGAGCGTCAAGCCGTAGTCGCAAAGGTCGCGCATGAAAAGTGAGCGGACGGCTGGAGGGTATCTTCCAGTGCGGTTGGGTTGGGGACCACCTGAAAACGACGCAAGCTCGCCCCACGAGCTAGATCGAGAACAGCTGAAACGAAGCAGAGGGCAAAGCCCCGAGCGGCCAGAGCGCAGACGATGCGCAACCGCGTCTCGATTGAAAGCCGATTCAAGCGCCCTTGCCTCTTTTTTCAACGAATACCGAGTCCTCGACTGGTGAGGACGCTTGGATGGACTTTCACAAGAAAGAATGGCCGCGCGGTTTACACCCGCGCCTACAGCGGGTAAGATGAGGCTACCTTGTATGACATGCCCTGATTTCAGGAAGGGAATATCATGACTCAGCCAAACACATCGTTCATGACGAATTTCATGAAAGGCGTGCGCAATGGGCTGGTGGCTCCTTTTGTAGCCTTGAACCCGCCTCGCGTGCAAACGAAAATTGATCGTCGCCTGTTCGAGACGTCCTACCGCTCGCCGGCAGAAGACATGCTCAACATTAAAAGCGACTTCGACAAAGCTGTGACCTATGCCAGAAAAGAGCTCGACGCAACTAGAACGCATTGCCGACGTTGAAGACAATGTGCCGGACGTCCAGACAGAGGCTCAAACTCAGCTAATCGCGGCAAAATCCGAAACCTTTGAGGGACCTTTGCCTCACCCGGACATTTTGGCGCGGTATGAGAATATTCTCCCTGGCATCGCAGACAGAATCGTCAGAATGGCCGAGGCCGAACAAAATGCTCGACACTCTGCCATCGATCAGGATGCCAAAAACAAATCCACTCTTGTTGACATAGCAGCGAAAGAAAGTGCTGGAGCTCTTGAGGCACAGAAAAAAGGACAGAACATCGGTCTGGCCATTTCCCTTGCCTGCGTTCTATGCGCCATCGTTTGCGCGCTCATGGACAAACCAACAATCGTGACATGCGCGTTCTTGGCTGTCCCGACAGCATCGCTCATCGGTTCATTTATGCCAAAACTATGGCGTAACGACGTAAAAGAAGAAAAGTAATCACCAGATCTCACGCTCTAAACACCTTGTTCATACCGCCCTCGGCACTGCCGGGGGCTTTTTTATTGCCGTCTCGCGGGCACCCGCAAAGAGCGACACGCGGGACGGCTACTAGGAGAACAAGAAGGCATTCACGTGCCGCCGGCCACTTCCATGTGGCGCTCTCCTTCGGCGGCATCTGAATGCCTTTTTTCATTTTCAAAACGGAGAGGACGCTATGTCTCTTCTCAATTTCTTCACTGGCCAAAGTGCCGACGAGCTCGTCCAGTACGAGCCGACGTCCGAAGACACCATCGCGTTCGGCCTTCGCCTTTTTACGATCGGTAGCGTCGTCGTCATCGGTCTCACGATCATCGCATTGAGGTACTTCGCATGAGTACCGGCTTCTACTTCGGCATGGGCGGCGTTCCGTCCGTGTATGACGAGTATCCAGACGAACAACCGATCCTCATCGGCGGCGATCCGCTCGACCTCGACACGTTAACGGCGGGCGGCGAACTCGTCACAATCGAAGAGTTCACCGAGGCAGCCATCGACGCAGGGCTCGACAAAGACATTATCGCGGACTGCCTCGAGGAACTTCGCGTGCTCTGGAAGGAACGCGAAGAGGAGGAGGCCGCATGAGCTTTTCCGATCCCGTCAAGATCATCGATCACATTCCACAGGACTTCGACATGAAGATCAAACAGAGACATCGCGGACAGATCAAGCCCGCACCCAAGATCAAGGCTCAGCCGGCGAAAGCCCCTGAGCCTTTTTCATGCGAGCGCCCCGGACGCATCTGGACGCTCATCACCTTCTTCGGTGCGCTGGCCGTCATCGCTGGCGCGCTCATCACTGGAGCATGGAGTAACGAATGAAGACTTTGACTGACATCGCGCGAAGCATCGCGCAGCAGGCAGAGCATACGCCGAACGCGGACATCGACGAGCTCTGCGAGAACTACGTCACGAACAGGCAAGAAGAAGTGCTTGCGGCGTATCTCGTAAATCCCAATTCCTCTACCGATCTCATTGCAGTGATCACGAGCCTTAAGGACGCAAGCTCGGCAAGAGAGGTCACCAAGATCATCGACGCCATCAACGACGAGCTCGAAGTTGCGCTCTTCGAGGCGACGGAAATGATTTTGTATCGCGTCGACTGCATCCTCGCCCCTGAGCCGGGCTTCGAATGCCCAGAGGAGTAAGCATGACGATCACTTCACTTGAGCCGCTCGAGCTACCGATGCCCGAGCCTGAGGACGAGGTCGACGTCGACCCGTATCCCGAATACGCCACGCGAGACGAGTTCGAACGAGCCCAGTGGTTCGGCGAACGTGCAAAGCGTCCCGAGCCGATCTACGACAAGTCGCTTGAAGACTTCTACGCGATCAACGACGACGAAATACCTTTCTGAGGACGACACATCATGACATTCACTTTCAAAAAGGCCGCTCGCAGCGCCTCAAAACTTCGCCTCGCTCTGTCAGGAACATCTGGCTCCGGCAAAACCTACGGCGCTCTTCTGCTCGCCAAGGGGATCGGCGGCAAGATCGCCGTCATCGACACGGAGCGCGGTTCAGCATCTCTCTACGCTGACATGTCCGGCATGCCTGAGTTCGACGTTCTCGATCTGGACGCGCCCTTCACACCAGAGCGATACACGGAAGCCATCAAGGCGGCCGAGGACGCAGGCTACGACATTCTCATCATCGACTCGATGACGCATGAATGGAACGGCAAGGGCGGCTGTCTTGAGGAAGTCGAACGCATTGCGAAGGCACGCTATCGCGGGAACTCGTGGTCTGCCTGGAACGAGATGACACCTCGCCATCGACAGTTTGTCGACGCAATGCTCACCAGTAAACTCCACATCATCGCGACGATGCGGAGTAAGACAGAGATGGCGCAAGAGGACGTCAACGGTAAGAAGGTCATCAAGAAGCTCGGCATGAAGGTCGAGCAGCGCGACGGAGTCGATTATGAGTTCACGATCATGTTTGATCTCGTCCACGACGGGCACTTTGCGAACGCGTCGAAAGACCGTACCGGACTTTTCTCCTCTCGCACTGATCCGCTAATTCTCACACCGGAGGTCGGCGCAGAGATCAAGAAGTGGCTCGATAGCGCTGGCGTCACGCCAGACGAATTCGCCGACCTTATGTCCCGCACAATCAGCGCCGAAACACCCGACGAGCTAATGGCAATGGGTAAGGAGATCGCCTCCAAGGGTCTCTGCTACGAAGACCGCGAAAAGATCGCGCAAGCATTCAGAGCTCGTCGTCACGAACTTGAACAAGCAATGACCGAACAGGCTACACAGGAGGAAGCTAACAATGGCATCAGTGAATAAGATCATCCTCATCGGGAATCTCGGCAACGATCCCCAGATCCGCGTAGGCGATCACGTCATCGCGAATCTCTCCCTCGGCACGTCACGCAAGTGGCGCGACAAGGACGGCAACGTCCAGCAGGAGACCGAGTGGCACCGCATCTGCGCATTCGGTCGACTAGCGGAGATCATACGCGACTACACGGCAAAGGGCGACCCGCTCTATGTCGAAGGTCGTCTGCGCACGCGCAAGTATGAGAAAGACGGCGCAGAACGCTACGTGACGGAGATCATCGCTGAGCAGATCCAGCTCCTGCGTTCAAAGAAGGACAACGATGATAATCCGGCGCAGGCCAAGCCTGCCGCACAGCGACGCGATCCTGAGCCGGCATACGACTCTGACGTACCGTTCTGACAACCCGTTCTGACCATTTTCGTGACGCCACGAAAATCGCAAGCCCTCGGCGAAAGTCGGGGGCTTTTTATTGCCATCCCGTGGGCACCACGCAGAAGAAACTCCTGTCCGAGGAGGCGAAACCGTCGCTCCCCCACCCTTTCAACAAAGAGCATTCACGCGCTTCCGGCCGCCATCACGAGCGGCGGAGTTCCCCCGGTGGCGCTTGAATGCTTTTTGACAAGCAAAGTCGATTGGAATATGGTTGCATAAGGAGTCACTAGCTTTCTCTCTTCCACCAATCAGACGCCATATAATTTTCCATGAATATCAAAGAGTTAACAGAAAAAACAGCCCTTGCGGCGCCACCCTCACAAGAGCAACTTTTCCGTGTTCTTTTCGAGAGAGATGGTTTGAGCGGATTTCGGTAGAATTTCATTATCAGCCCGCATCTAATAGGTTCAGCCAATGACCATCCAATATCCTAACCAAGGAGAGATCCTAATTTGCAACTTTTCTGGTTCTGTAGAGCCAGAAATCTGTAAAAAGCGCCCAGTGATCGTTTTGACGCCTCGCTTTAGAAGGATTCAACGTCTGCTAACAGTCATTCCACTGAGCACTACCGCGCCGACATCAATTCAGAGATGGCATCTTAAGTTGCATCTCGATTTGCCAGCACCGTATGAATCCCCTGAATGCTGGGCAAAATGCGACTTAATTCAAACCGTTTCATGGGATCGTCTCTCCCTGTTTAGAGCGGGCAAAGATTGTTACGGAAAAAGAATCTACCCAAGAATAGAACTGGATAACAACGCTATGGAAAAAGTGTGGGATTGCGTTCTTCACGGGATAGGAAGAAGCGACCTTGTTGGACTAGCGAGGAATTATGAGGAGTTGCAAAGACGCTTGACTACAGATACGTAGTCGAGTATCCTTCAACTGTCTCCCGCTCTGAGCGTCTTGCTTATCGGGCTAAGTCCTGTCTCTTCAGTGAGCAGGCCTCTGCGGAACCGAGATTGCAATCGACCGTAGCGACATTTCAGCCCCGTCGGCGAAAGCCTTCGGGGCTTTGCTTTTTGACAACGCGCCTCTGTTTCGGGTATGCTTCCTGTGTCGACACCGCAATGGTGCGACGCGGGCTTGGCGGCCCGAATACATTGGCGGATAGCCGCCTGTCGTTCGATGGAGCGGCATTTTTGTTGGCTATCCGCGATGGGGTCGTAAAACGCGACCCCATCCGCAAGTCTCCAATTCTGGGTAGGGCTTGCGGGACATCGAAAGATGTGCCAGTTTCCAATGTACTGGTCCGCCAACCCGCAAGTCCTCGCCCACCATCTTGGCGGATGGCACGAGGTTATCAACCTTACATTGGAGACAGCAATGTCAATCGTTATCTCTAACGCCTTCACGGTCATCGAAGGTCGCCCTGTCACGTCCAGCCGCATCGTAGCCGAATACTTTGGGAAACAGCACAAAGACACGCTTCGTGCAATTCGCGACTTGATCGCCGACGCGCCTGAGCTAGAACGTAAGCGCAATTTTGCGCTCACGGAAGAAGAGCAAAAAATCGGCGCAACGACACGCAAGATCCCGCTCTACTGGATGGATCAGAAAGGCTTCTGCATCCTCGCCATGGGATTCACCGGCGCGAAGGCACTCGAATTCAAGTGCGCGTTCTACGATGAGTTCGAACGCATGAAGAACGAGCTCGAGGCACCGACCACGATCACGCCCGCAGAGCAGCGCGCCATTCAGCGCGAAGTGGCAATCCGCGCACATAAGACCGCATCGAACTATCGGACGATCTACCGCGCCATCAAAGCACGCTACCAGATCGCACGATACGACCAACTGCCTCGCACTCAGCTCGAAGACTGCCTCGACTTCATCAGAGAGGTTGAGCTCGATGTCCCCGAGGTGCCGCACACCACGCGCCCCGACGACGGCGGCTGCCCCCACTGTGGCCTGCACCCTATCCCCGCGGGCTCGATCGTCCTCTCCTCGCGTGAGGCCGAGAATCTGCGGACTTTCGTCTACTACTGGAGGTACCTCTTCCGCGAAGACCTCGAGACCGTCCTCAAGCTGATGCGTCTTCTCCAGTCGCCTTTCGCACCTCGCTTCTACGAAGCCGTGACAAGCATGAACATTGGCTCCATCGAGGCCCTGCTCGAGCGCAACGGCTATAGCGTGAAGCAGTTGCCCTGCTATCGCGCACTGACTGCTAAGTAACAGCCACACCAAATTTTCACATCGGCCCTGCCCTAACCGGCGGGGCTTTTTCATAGGTACGCAAAATGAAACTTTACGAAATCTCTGATGCGCTGAGAACCGCGCTCGAACACATCGAGCTCGATCCAGAAACTGGGGAAATCCTTCAGGCCGACGCGCTCCACGCCGTCGAAGCCGAAGCCTCCGAAAAGATCGAGGCCACGGCGCTCTACCTCCGCGAGCTCGATGCCGAGGCCAAGGCTGCCAAGGACGAAGCCGACCGCATGATCGCCCGCGTCAAGTCGATGCAGAAGCGCTCCGACTACCTCAAGGCAATGCTCCTCGATGCCCTGCACGCGACTGGGAAGGTCAAGACCGTCCGCGTGACCGTCTCGATCCGCACGACGAAGGCCGTAGAGATCGCCGAGGGCGCAGACCTGCCCGAGGCCTACACGACCGTCAAGACGACCGTAAGTCCGAACAAGGTCGCCATCAAGCAGGCACTGCTCGACGGCGTCGAGGTCCCCGGCTGCCACCTGGAGGCACGCGAGAGCGTGAGCATTAGATGAGAAATGGGGGATACATCGGAGTGAGGGCAGACAAGGCCCTCAGACTCCTCGGCGAGAAAGGCCCGATGCGCATGTCGGCGCTGCTCTGCGCGTTGGGCCTGCGCCCGCAATGCTCGTCTTTCAAATACACCGTGTCGAAGCTCGTCGACGCGAAGATCTTGAAAGTGACTGGCAGTGCCGACCCGATCGTCAGTCTGGCCGATCAGGCGTACGCAGATCCCGCATGCGCTCGCGAGGTGTACGAAGCGTACAACTCCGAGAAGAAAGCCGAGAAGGAAGCCGAGAAGAAGACCGAGACCAAGGCCGTGATAATTCCCCCGGTTAAGCGATCGATGATCGAGGACATCGCTTTCGGAATGGCAGAACAAGGAGCAAAAGCATGAAAGTCAAGATTAAGAAGCTCAACCCGAACGCGAAGATGCCCAAGCGCGGCACGAAGCATGCTGCAGGATTCGACCTGTACGCCGCTGAAGAATTCGACGCACCGATCCATGAGGAGCAGACCGTCCGCATTCAGACGGGCCTCGCCTTTGAAATTCCTGAGGGCTACGTCGGCGTGGTGTACAGCCGCTCCAGCACTGCGCTGAAAGGTCTCATCATCACGCCTTTGCTTGTGGACGCTGATTACCGCGGTCCTGTTTACGTCACGGTGAAAAACGCTTCAGGCAAGCCTTACGTCGTCCGCAACGGTGATCGACTCGCACAAATGCGCATCGAAAAGCTCGTTGACACTGAGTTCGAGTGGGCTGACGAGCTGAGCGAGACCGCGCGAGGCGCGGGCGGATATGGATCTACAGGAGATTAAGGAATGACGATCAGTGAACTAATCGAACTCCTTCAGGAGATTATGGAAAAGGAAGGCGACATCGAAGTCGCGTACACGTACAACGACGGCGGCTACCCCATGATGGGCGAAGAATATGCCGGGGGCGTCGAAGTTCGGCTTACCCCCTACGGCAAGGCCGTCGTGATCTGGTAAGGAGGACGATGAAGAATGAAAACCCCACGGTTTGAACTGAAAGACTTTCGTCTTAATGAGATTCTCTCAATGCTCACACTGTACAGCGGGCCGAGCCTGTCGGAAGAACTCAATAGAGTTTGGACTGGCGAAGCGAGGACCGTCAAATTCGGCAATCGCTTTTCTGTCGATCTCACCCCCGAAGACGTCAAGGAAAACCCGGAGTTTCGTCCGAACGAATGGAACCCAACGAAGTCTTGGAACATCCCCAAAAACGTCGACCTGATGTTTTCGATTCAGGAAAAAGAATCAGGGAAAGAAATCGCACGATTGCGTGGCCACTTCGACGGTGAGAATTTCAGAAGACCAAGCGGAGAGCCCATGTACGCATTTTGCCGTGGATTTCATGCAACAAAGTACAAATCGCTCATCAAGTGTTGGCCTGATGATCAAAAAAGCGAGTGGATCTCTGGGGACTTTTTAGCTCGAGTGGCTGAATTTGATCGTCGACTTGTAGAAGAAATGGAGGGGTACGAGAAATGCCTGTCAAGATGAAAAAGGAAATCCGCAAGCGAATAGCTTGCATGATGGGCACAACACAAAAAGCGATCCGTGAGGCAGAAGCGGAATGCGATGGACGAGCGTTCATGTATCACGCAAAAGGAACGCTTTGCGGCTTCTACCTCCTCCACGTCCCTGTCAAGGGAAAAATCGCGCCAACGCTCTTTCCGACTGAGTACTTCGTCAAACAGCAGGAGGAGGACGAATGAGGCCTGAAAGAGAATACAGACGCATGGCAATCGTCGCTTTGGACTTCATCCAAGAAAAGAAGACTGCGCGCGGCGCGGGCGGTTACGGGGCAACCGGAGCATGAAAATGAATGAAGAGGAAATTCTGCAAAACATGGATTACGTCTCCGAGCAACTGGTCGGAGCGGCAGAGGCGATCAAGGCCGACACCGATGAGCGACGTTTCGACGAGGCTTACGATCCCATGTTGCGAGACGTGATGATGATGGCGCGGGAACTACTGCACCTGCGTGACCTGCTCGACGAACTTCGAGAAGGCGAGTAACCCACAGGCCGACACCTTGACCGAGGCCGCCGCCACTTTCTGCGAGGAGAGGAGGGGACGGCGGTCTCATCACATGAAGAGGACATGATGAAAAAGTATTCCGATAAGGGGTGGAACTGGCTAATCGACCACTACCCGCATGAACCTGGTCGCTACTGGTTCGAGGGGTTCAACCCGGTCGAAGGCTACCCCAACAAACCCGACCTGACGCGCAAGGACATACACGTCCTCGCCGATGTGGACGACATCACTCACCCGCTCGACGCGACTGCCGTGACCAACGGCGAACCTTTGTACAACCTCTTCTTCTTCGCCACCCTGCCCGGTGCTGACAACCTCGTTCGCTTCAAGCGCTTCGACGAAGAGGCGAAGCGCGAAGCAGAAGAGGAAAAGAGTATGCGCGTCGAGCGCATCGAAAAGGGAAGGATGCAGGCCGAAAAGATTCGCATTATGGCTGCCCCGTCCCCGAACTGGTTCGACGCAATCGTCTGCGCAGGAGACGCTCATGCTTGACGATGAACGCGAAATCATGCTGTACAAAATCGTGAGCTTCCTCCGCAGACACGCGAAGCAGGAATTTTCCGCAGCTCAAATTGCCGCGCAGGTGAACGTACACACGGGATTCATCACGAGCAACATCCGCACGCTGAAGGAACGATGCGCTCCGATCTACGTGCGGGTTTTCAACTCGATCCACTACCTGAGCATGACCGATCACAGCACCGGGCAGGCGCACCTGCACAGAGAGGTCGCACGCGAGAAGCAGGTGCGGCAAATCCTGGAAGGTGCTGCGCCAAACTGGTTCGACGCTCTGGCCACGCCCGCCGCCCCGGTGCGGGATGACGGCGAGATGCAGGCGGCAGTGGCACGGGTCAGTCAACTGGCAGAGAAGGATCTGCACGAAAAGGAAACGATGGTCGCCGTGATCGACATGATCGACCGCGAGGAATTCGACCGAGCCGAGCGTGCCCTCGCGGCGTACAAGGCACAAATCATGAGCAAGGCCGAACTGATCGCGGAGGCGATCGCACAGGTGAGAATGGCAAAAGAACGGGAGGTATTTCAATGGACGGGTGGTTAAGCAAAAAAGAGGTCGGCGAGTACCTTGGCGGGAAGTCTCCGCGCACCGTAGACCGTTGGATCGCGAAGCGCATCATCCCTCAGGGCAAGCGCTTCCCCGGCGGCCTGTTTTGGCGCAAGGACATCATCGACCAATGGCTCGCCGCGGACCAGTACGCGACGAAGTGCGCGAAGGCGCTCAAGCTCCGCGAGGCCACACCCTAACGCAGACAATCGGCAACCCACAGCCCGCCACCGCACCACGGTGACGGGCTTTTTCTTGGTTCATCTCGGAAGTCCGTGGAACGCGGCCTTGACTTTTAAGAAAAAGTACAGATCGTCTCGGAAGCCATAAGCTCGTCGCTTAATTTGCTTGA